ACACACACTACACCTGTCTAGTCCTAATTGGATTCTTTCTTTGCTTTACTCACTACATAGTCAGCAGTGAAACCGACTGTCAGTCCTACCAAGACTATTCCAGCATCGGTCAGTCCATCTACTATTTGGACTTGAGCTAGTGCCAGAGCAGCGAAAGTGGCAACGATTAAAGCTCCTGCGAGTCGTCTTACAGAATAAGATTCCCCATCAGATGCTAAATAGCCTCTTACTGTGTTCAGACCTGCTCCTACTGCTGATGCAATAGCGACAAGTATTAATGCTTCTACCATGATCACGAATACAAATGAGTTGTATTTAAGGATTTAGCATTAGAGAGAGCTGAAAGAACGCTATTAATGATCCTACTATGCCCAGACTTATGCCTATAAAAGATTTATACATCCCTCTTCTGTCAAGCGTATGTGATTCATGCTCATCTACCTTGACTTCTAGTTGTATTATTCTGTCGTTGTTCTCGTCTATTTTGTCTTCTAAACGCCTAATTTCATCTATAATTTCCATGTGATTTCTTTTTAGTTATAGGAGTTAATATTTTTTCTTGAACCATAGTTAGAATAATCTCTGGGTGTTCCTTTGCCATCATGGCAAAAAATGTATCACCACCAGCCTGTCCTACAAACTTTCCACATTTATAGCATAACCATATCTCATGTAAACCATCTCCATATCCATAACGTTTCTGCCCACAACCACACCTGTCTTTATTCACATGTTAAAATGGAAGCGTTTATTAATAAGGATTGCGTTAACTTTTCTATGGGAACTGCTATATACGTTTATGAATCAGAAAAAGAATATCTTAAACATTATCATAGAATTGACAAAGAAGTGATGTTTTCTGCACCAATACTTGATATTTTTCTAAAGCCTGATAAAAAACTTTGGGTTGTATCAAAGATTTCAAAACATAAGGAGCGACCACAGTTAGGAAGAAGTATAGTTCACTTTGTTAACGGTACTGTATTTGATTACTCAGAGGGTGATGAAAGACCAATCTTGCATAACAGTATAGTATTTAATTCAAAAAAGGGCAGAGTGGAATTCTTTCCAAAAAAACTAAGAAGTCCTGAGTTATGGATAAAAGTAGATAGATTTTATGGTATGCCCTCAAACAAAAATGTTGTTTTAGACCAATCTAAAAGATTTTATGACGTTTCAAGGGATAGAATTAATTTTATTATGCAGAATAAAAATGGTATTTAAGATTGATTTTATACTTGGAGATGTTGAAGATCTCCTAAGAGTAACAAATCATAGGTTGGAAAGTATTGAAATGCTACTAGAGTTCTTAATGCTGCCTCCTGATCTCAAAGATTATAAAAAAGGTAGAGAGATGAGGAGACAGAAATTAAACGAGTCAATGTCGAAGTGAAGTAATCTTTTCTATTCTTGGTTTGAGTTTCATAATCAACTTTGTGACGGGATACGCTACTATCAAATCAACCAATACACTTTGCCATATAAAGTCTGTGAATTGTTCTCCATCTAACTTGATAACAAATAACATCCAAGGAACTGTAACAGCAAGATAAGCAACAGCGAACATTGGAGTTATGATTAAATACTCTAAAACACTGGATACGACATCATGAACACTACAATCACAATGAAGTCGTTTTCTTGCCCTTTTCCAGTTCATATTAAATAGGTTATTTAACTATATTTAAATTATCTTCTTATTGATTTGCTTGGATCGTTCATGGCAGCCCTCCAATCCTTTCCATGCTTCTTTCTCATGCTTTTCCAAAATGGATCTTCCTGACCATGATGATCTTCCTTTATTCTACCTGTAATTCTTTGGTAGCATGGTCTGCAAAATCTAGCATTGATATTCTCTATATGGAATTTATACATTCCACACACATAACACATTCCGTAATATTTATCGGCTATAGCGACAAGTAGTGCCTCTCTACCCCTCTTGCTTGCACAATCACCACAGATGTCTATAACAGTTGCACTTACTACATCTTTACGAAAGCATAGCAAACACACACCCTCTTTGTAGTTGTCTACCCTAGTATGCTCGTTCCTTTGGTGCAGATTCCAAAGTTTCTGACCAATATACGAACCTACATTGACTGGTAGCTTCATGCTTCAGATAACCTTACCTTTTTTAAAGCATCTTGTAGTATTATGTAAACGTTATTTGCAGCATAATCGTTTGTAGAAACTTTTCTACTCATCTTCTTTATGTCTTCAATAGTTTCGTCTATGAGCTTGTAATCTGCTGAATAAACCGATCCTGCTCTCTTTATAGTGTCATTGTATGCTTTTGTATAAATATCCACTTTATGTTCTTTTACTTGCACAGTAGCCTTTGTAATCTCTACAACTGGTTTTTTATACTGGTTATCTACTTTCTTCTTCACTGTCATTATCCCACCTCCTTGTTGACTCTAATTCGCTCTTTACTATTTCTCTTGCATCTCTAACTGTCATAAATGCTTTACTTCTTAACTCATCAACAGTCTTTGTCTTCTTCCATCCAAAGTCTACTGATGTCTGTAAAATACTCTTAACAACATCAAAATTATCTGGTGTTATGCCATCTTGGAAACTCTTTTTACTCATTGATGTTCCTGTTCCACTTGCTGGTGAACCCTGACTTGTTCCTCCCGGATCAGACGGTCTTCCCCTCTTTGGCTCTCCTTGAAAGCTTTGCTTGTTCTCTTTCTTCTGACCCATTGCATTTCCACGACCTGTCTTGTTTCCTTTTGGTGATTCCTCTTGTGCCATCATCATTGGATTTATAATTGGATCTTTTGATACCTTGAACTCTCCTGTATGGGTTCTTTTTACTTCAAAGCCCATAGCTTGCATTGCTGCCATGTTTTGTATCTCTGTGGACTGTGTTTGTAATTCTCTTAGCTTGTCTGTTTCTTCTCCAGCCTTTAATCGTAATTCCCAGTCGTTAACTCCCAACAAATTTGCTATCTTATTGTAAAATGACTTGCGAAGTATGTCCTGACCCCACGTTACTGCCCTGTTTGTAATTGTAACTTGTAAGCCCTCTTGTGACCAGCCACTAGGCATTTCTCCGAAATAAAGTGGTAAAACACCATAAATCGCTCCAATTATCTGTCTTAGCTCCTTACGGAGTGCCATAAACTCTAATTCTTTTAATGAACCAGTAAAGTCAATCCACTGTGCCAAGTTCTGTCCACCCTTTTCACTTTCGACTAAAAGTGGGTGTATCATGTATGGGTCTTCTGTTGCTTTCTGTTCCAGCATATCCCAAGACTTTCTGAATGTTTCGTAATTACGAGATGCAATTAATAGCATACCTCTTGGAGGTCGCATTTTATCGAAATACTTTCTAATATATTCATCCATGTGTGTCAAGGACATTGCCTTGGACCAAACGGAATAGATTGGCGAGTAACCATAAATTAATCCCGGTTTGTACTTACCTGCTTTCCAAATAACTTCACCCTCACCATAGATAACTCTTTTTGGTTGTGGTATACCGATAGAGTATACGGAGTTAACTTCCATTATTGCTTTTAATGCCTGAGCACCGCATCTTTCACATGTGTTTGACGTAAGTCTTTTATCCCTATGTTCAAATCTAGGACATACAAATATTTCGTTTCTTTTGTCGTCATAGCCTATTCTTCCATCTGAATCTGCTATCATTGCAACCTGTGGTGGATCAACCCTTAACATCTCTTTAATCTCTGTTTTCTTTTCTGAAATCAAACCAGTTGTATCGTCTATCCAATAGTTCTTTAAAACAAGCAAATATGCATTGTCGGCAATCTCAAGATCCCTTTCTATCTGTCTTGTTACGTCTTCCAAGGTCTGTTCGTTTGAATTAATTGATTCGTTCAACAGGCTTTCTAATATCTTCCTATTCTTCGGTTCTGGTCTTAATAGTTTGGTGTTTCCACAACTATCACACATTACGTCATCTTCAACAACTTTTAACGCCTTATTTGCAGTTCTTCGCTTCGATTTTGGAAGTGAGTTATCCTGATTATCCTCGTTTGATTGGAAAGGTTGGTCGTCTGGGAGGTTTGTTACAAGTGGTTCATATTGGAACTCTTTTCCGCAATTTGTGCATTTAAACTTCCATTTTTCGACAATTTCGAAGCCATTTTTGAAAATTTCACGATTTAATGTCTCAATCGGAATTCTCAATGCATCGATATTATCTGCCAATTCGTATATCATTATCAGTGGAAATGGAAATATTGGAAGCTTTGCTCCTGTATCAGTAGCCATATATGGCTGTGCAATACTTGGTCTTGTTGTGGTTTCAGTAAAAGCCTTATCTATTCCCTGTCTACCAGTAACAAATTCTCTAAAAGCAGTCCATCTACCCATAGATCATTCACAATCTCCTACTTTATAAACTTTGTCAGTTTCTGTAATGTTTTTGTCAGGTTTTTGTTCACAAACCATCTTCTAATCGTGTACTTTCGTGCAACAGCTATCGAAGAATAGATTACCGATATGCTTAGCATTGTAAGTACATTATAATCATCTATACCCTCTGTAAAAAATGGAAGTACAAAGAAATTTACAGGGAGATAGATCAAAAAACCCAACACAATATCAAACAATGTTTCAGCCATAGATTTCCTGCGAGAATCCTTTTTCATTCAACTTCTATCAGCATATTTAATATAAACCTTACTGAACACTATATGCCTAGTGGTGTGAGTCTGCATACCCGAAAGGGAGGGCTGGTCTTAGGCTAGCCAGCTAGGCTTAATCTTTAAGTATTTAAACGTTAAGTTGATCTATGGTAGAATTAGAGATAGACGACTATAATGAGATCTTGGATTGGTTTACGTTAGCGTTTGGTAAGAAAGGTAAAGCAATTAATGAACTCAACGCCAAGGCAAGAATGACGTTTTACAAGCTTAATTTCCTTGCAGAGGACAAAATTAAGGAAGTAAAGCAGTTAAGCCTTGATGATGATGATGAGTGAACACACTCTACATATCGGTCTAATAATTTTTATGTTAACAATATTACTAGTAATCATTATATATATGACTAGTGCAGAGGTAGATATGGTTGAAAAGTGCAGAGAACATCTTACATCATCTACAAAAATATGTAATGGTGTGCATCCATGACGAAAGATCACAGTAATAGAAAGTGTATAATAATAATTGGTATATTTGCTATCATTGGCTATCTTATAGGAAGTGTGTCGTAATGACATGAACACTTTCTGTATAATTGATTCTGATGAAGAAGTGTTTCATTCAAATGTTAATCTGGATTTTTCATATGCAGAAATAGACGAATGGAAGCATAAATGGAATCCTAAAAGACACCTCGACAGAAACGGTCATCCTAGAAAATGGGGCTTTGTAACTTACAAGGTCACAAACACATCAGAGAACTTCCCGGATGATGAATTTGAAGATAAGGCATTGGCAATAGCATTAAGACAGTGGGGCTTGAGGTGCAAGGATATTAGATTTAAGAGAATAAAAGATAAAAACAAAAGAGCAGACATTGAGATGAGATTTGTAAAGGCAGAAGACGATAAGATGTTCAAAGAAAGACCTAGCACTCTGGCATACGCATATTTCCCAAACGGAACACAGATTGGGGGAGATATAACATTTAATGACTCAGTAATCTGGTCCATGAAAGGAGAAAAGAGAAACGCACATGAGGTTTATCCTGACAAGTATCCTCCTAACACAAGAACAAAATTAAGAACTTATAACATGATTCATACCCTTTTACATGAGTGTGGGCATGCTATTGGGCTAAAACACTGCGATCAGCACAAGGACTGTATCATGTATCCGTATTACAATGGCAGGGTTGCACTGCACGATCATGACGTTAAACGCATCCAGTCGTTTTATGGTAAACGCACAATTAGCAGTCAAATCATCAACTACTTTCGCAAACGTATGGTACGCAAATGGCATTTATAAATGTGGCTGAGCGGAGCGAAGCCGATCTCGGTAAGAGAAAGATTTATATGTCCTGCAAAACACCAAGAGGATATGTCCGAAGACAGAAAAAGGTTACAGGAAGTAGATGCGACAATAGAAAGGCTTGTGGCACATCTCATGGAAACGTACCAAGAAAGAAGCGAAATAAGACGTAGGCTATCTGACTAATGGGAATTGTTACTTTTCAGTGTAAAAAATGTAAGTGGAGATTCGAGGGAGATTTAGAACATTTATATATAGTATTCAAACACAACAAAGAACATGGCAAACAGTAGATGGTTTCTTTGGGTTGGACTGTTCCTATGCTGTACAGGCATTGGAACGATTGGTGGAATTATTATGGTAGCGATATACTTTTACAATGATTACACAGGAAAACAGAATAAATATAACAAAGAAGAGTACGCTGACACTACTTTGAAGGAACATGTATGAAACCCAACGATCCTGATATTTGGAATAAGAAACCTAAAAAATCAATCGTGTTTTCAACAACTCCACACATGGGAAGCATAGATGGAATTATCGTGCCTGTTCAACGTATGTTTCCAAACTGTGGTAAATATCCAAAAGGTTGCTTACCTAAAACTGGCTGTAAAGCAGTTCCAAACACTATCGATTCTACTTTGCACATACCAACACAAACAGAATATACACTTGAAACTAGAAGACACATCAAACCACCTAAAGGTTTTGAGGGGTGGTAGAATTATGTGCATGCACGATAAAATCATTCGTGCTAAAAATATATGGATATGTGATACTTGTGAAGAAGAATTTGTATTAGTGGGTGATGTATAATGCCTAAAGTGCAACTTGGCAAGTCCGGGAGTTTTATTAACGTCAAGGCTGGTTGCCCACACAATATGCTTTATATCGTTAATTCTGGGATATATAAGTATGCTATCTGTCGTATTTGTGGTAAAAACATGGGTGAGGTAGAGATTCCAAGTGGAGTTCAAGGCAAAGGTAAGAAGAGTAGTTGATGGGGATACCCTTGATGTCGAGATTGATTTGGGATTTAATCTTACTTTAAACGAGAGAATTCGCCTTATTGGAGTGGATACTCCCGAAACTCGTACCAGAGATCCTGTTGAAAAAGCCAACGGTCTGAAATCGAAGCGTTTTGTAGAGGATTTTGTCGGTAGTGGTAATGTTATGATAAAGGTCCATGGATTTGGCAAGTTTGGTCGACCATTGGCAGACTTGTATGTGGATGGTGTCTGTTTGAATGAGAGGCTTGTTGCTTTAGGCTACGCTGCCCCGTATTTTGGTGGGAAGCGTTAGGTTCGTTTATATTGGGTTGTATCTGTGTATTTCCTATGAGGTTCAAAAAATTGAAATTTTCTATGTCGCCCTCGAATCTCCACTTACATTTTTTACACTGAAAAGTAACAATTCCCATTAGTCAGATAGCCTAC